ACCAAAGATCATAGTTATATATTTATTGGGATATGCTAGTTATAGTAGCAAGATATAATGGAAAGAGCAAGAACATTTGGCTATTATTGCCAAGGGCGTCCGTTGATTAGAGTATTACCATCTATAGTATTATCAACTATAGCATTACCGGAATATTTAGTAGGTAATATATTGATGTTACCGGTATTAAGTGTACGATAGAATGGTTGTGCTGAATTGCCAGCGCCAGTGATATTACCATTAATAGCCACATTTTTACCTTGTCGTTTGGCTCCAGCAATGGTAAGTTTGGCTGCTTGTCTGGCCTCTTTAGTTGCTAGTGTTGATATTCCATTTGCTGACATAATTGTTCTCTTTAGAGTATTTATCTATAAGTTATGCTGAACAACTAGAACTGCCGCCACCATGTTGTTCAACTATACTGACTCTGCCAGGTTCTTTAACTTGAATTAATGCTATTCGATAGCCATCAGATGGTAAAATCAGCGTTTCTTTTTGACCAGCACGTAGTATTGAAGTTTTACCAGCTACTGCTATAGGGTCTACGCCAACGGCATAAAACACCGACACATCTGTGGTTAATTGTATTTTGCCTTTGGTTAATACTGGTGAGGATTGACTGACATTTGACACCTTCATTGCGTAGGATGCCATACTTGTTCCTTAAACAAGTATTTATTTGAATCGTCGTATGGAGTATTTGGAAATTTTGTTTTCTAACATGCTAGGTATGTTTAACCAAGGCCATTCGAGTTCAAATGGGCAGGTACTATCACCCCAGTTATTATTTTTAACAAATTCAGCATAGGCCTGCATGTCCTTGCGTTTACTAGGATCAAAAATTCTTTTTGAAAACATATTTCTGGTACAAGTTAATTTATTCATAATACTATTATACACGAATTGAGCTAAATGTCAAATTGGTTTTTTACCAAAAATTCGCTTGATATTTTATCAAAAATCATGTATAATGCTAGTATATGATCATACCACAGACATTAAAATTAACCAAAAAGGTACTGCATAATCAGGCTACTCCTATTGCTTTTGATAATATAAAGTTAAACCTAACGTTGGCTAATCGCATGTTTACATTCATGATGTCCAAAGATGGAATAGGATTGGCGGCTCCGCAGATAGGCATCAGCAAGAGATTATTTGTTATGTATGTTAATGGTATGTTATATCACTGTTTTAATCCTGAAATTACCAAATCTAGTTTGGAACTAGTGACATTTAAAGAAGGATGCTTGAGTTTTCCAGATGAGTTTATCAATATAACCAGGCCAAAGAATATACAAGTACGGTATCAAGATCATACAGGCACATGGATTGAAAAATCATTTGAAGGCATTGCCAGTGTGTGTTTTCAACACGAATTAGATCATTTGAATGGAATAGTGTTTCATGATAGAACAACTACATAAGACTTGGGGAGTAGAGCAGTATGCTACCCACGCTCGCCTTAAAGGTGAAACTACCTTTACCTGCTATGAAAGTGTAGCAGAGCAATTGGCTGGCTATACTAAAGCTCGTTATCAAGGTAGTCCTGACCAGACTTTACAGGAAGTATTTAATATCTATCGCAGTATTAATGTAGTGCCTATAGACTACTATACTGAGCAGGGCCTGATAACTGATATCAAAGTCATATATGACAGCATCAGTAACGAAGTTAAAAACGATCGTATTGGCCTAGGTAATAATCAAGGGCAGACTATTAATCGTTTCTTGTTTCCAAACATGATGACAGCTGAGCCTAAAGGTCGTGGTAGTAATAGTCTCAGAGATAGATTTTTAGATGACCGTAAGCTCATGCGAGCTCTTAAATTATGTTTTGAATTTCGTGATGGGCAGAACCTAGTTAGCCCAACTGCGTTACGTAGGGCATTGGAATTAGTCACAGGTGAAAATGTACAGAATTTTAAACCCATGCATGCTCGTACCTTGGTAGAGTTTTTGTGTCCAACACTATGGGGCAATGTCTATGACTATTCAGCTGGCTACGGTGGACGCTTATTAGGTATCACTACCAGCAAGATGAACTTTAACTACACAGGCATTGATCCTAACACTGAAACTGTGGCTAACTTAAATTATCTAAATTATCTAATAGGTGAAGCTATAGGTAACAAAGGTATAATTATACAAAATGTCAGTGAAGAATATGAGCCCGAGGATATCGATCTAGCGTTTAGCAGTCCACCATATTTTAACTTAGAAAAGTATTGCGATGAGCCTACGCAGTGTATGAATAGATATACAACTATGGACGAATGGTTTGAAGGATATGTAGTGCCTACCATGCGGAATATCCATAAGGGATTAAACACAGACGGAGTATTTGCTACCAACATCGCTGACTATAAGAGTTATGGCAATAAAGAATTCAAAGTAGTTGATCGCTGGATCAACACTGCTGAGAGTCTAGGGTTTAAGCATAAGCAGACTATCAAGATGATGTTAAATACTCGTCCAGGGGTAGGTAATAACAAAGTAGAAGGACGTGAAAAATTTGAGGGTGTATATGTCTTCACAAAATAATAATCATCTATACAATTCACAGCAGGCTCGTGTGAATACCGTATTAGGTGATGATGGAAGTTGGTGGGAACTATTACGCAAGGCACAGTTAGAATATGGTGCTGCCGGTGGGGATAAAGCTGACTTCCAATTTTGGCTTACTGAACACTATGGCATCCGTATCTACTATGACTACGATGGTATATTACCTAACCATGATATAGTTGATGAACAGAAGTTTTTATTGTTTAAGTTAAAATACGCATGATCTTACAACTCAGTGATCACCTAGTAGATAAAATTGTCACACGATTTGGCCTTGAGAATGGCTATTTTGTCTGGGATGAGATTCCTGGTTGGTTGCGTGCCCATGGATATGATGTTCGCGTGCTATCCGACGATGAATTGTTTTATTTAGATTTTGAACAGGATGCAGAGTGTAGCAAGTTTTTATTGGAATGGACATGACCTTAAATGACTTGCAATTTGGTGAGAAAGGTGTTATAATAAGCCTTAACATGGACGAGGTACTGTGCCATCGTATGTATGGTATAGGATTTATTATAGGCAAAACTATAGAAGTATTACGCAGGACTAAACATACTCTGCATATTAAAATTGGTACAACAGAATATGCAATCAGACATACAGATGCAACAAATATCGGAATAAGAAAATAATGAAGATAGCATTGGGTAGTGACCTACACTTAGAGTTTGGTGCGATAGAATTGCATAACACAGAGGCAGCCGATGTATTGATCTTGTCTGGTGATATCCTCGTGGCCAAACATTTGAATGGTGTCCATCACCATGACGGTCGTTATAGGAAGTTCTTCCAAGAATGCTGTGAACGTTTTCCCAAGGTCATATATGTCCTAGGTAATCACGAACACTATGCCTATGATATACAACAAACTCTAACACACTTAAAGAAAGAATTAGTTTATGATAACTTACACATATTAGAAAATGAAACAGTAGACATTGGCGACTACACTTTTATTGGTGCTACTGTATGGACAGACATGAATGAGGAAGATAGTCTTACATTATATCACGTTGATGCGATGATGAGCGATTTTAGGACTATTCTTAACAGTGCTAGGACTGTAAATGAGTGGGGTAAGCCAGCACGGTTAACTCCAGAGGATACTGTGGTAGAACATAAGAAGAGCATGGACTATATCAATCATGTAGTTGATAATGACCTTGATAAAAAGTATATAGTAGTTGCGCATCACTGCCCTAGTTTTAAGAGTGTGCATCCTAAGTATGCTCATGATAAGATCATGAATGGTGCGTTTGCCAGTGCATTAGATGACTTTATCGCTTATCGTCCGCAAATCAAGTTATGGACACACGGTCATACGCATGAGCCATTCGACTATATGATTGGTACTACACGTGTGGTTTGTAATCCACGCGGCTATAGCGGTCATGAACCCAAGGCTGATAATTTCAAACTACAGTATATCGATTTATGATAGAAGTTCAAGGGTGGCCGCCACCAGAAGATTGGGAAAGTATAAAAATAAGTTGGGATTGGACTCTGCGACATTATACACACAATCCCAATGATATATACCATTGGGTATTAGGCAGTCCAGGAGGACGATTTCATCTCAGCGGGTATGGTACGAGTGAAGGTTTTGAATATCGCTTCGAAGACCCTAAGGATGCCACTTGGTTTAGTCTAAACTTACCTAAATAAAAACTTAAATAAATTTATGATTGATTATAAAAATATACGTAGTGTACATTTAGAAATTAGCACAAGATGTAATGCTAGTTGTCCTGATTGTCCAAGAAATTTTAGAGGAGTTAATGTACTTGACACGTATCCTATTAGAGATATGAGCCTGATAGAATTTAAACAGATATTCACTGAAACGTTTTTACAGCAATTAGATGATTTTCTTATAAATGGTAATCACGGTGATTTTGTCACTGCTACGGATGGGTTAGCTATTGTAGAATATATTAGATCAGTAAACCCTAATCTACAGATTAGAATCAGTACCAATGCCAGTGCAAAACCAACCATGTGGCAAAGACTAGGGGAATTAAACTGTCAGGTCTTTTTCAGATTAGATGGATTAGCAGACACGCATAATTTATATAGAATCAATACTGATTATAAATTAATCCTAGATAATGCTAGTAAATTTATCAAAGCAGGTGGGCATGCTATATGGGCTATGATTAAATTTGATCACAACACTCATCAAATCGACGAGTGTCGTGAATTATCTAAACAACTAGGGTTTAAACAATTTCAGTTAGTCGATGAAGGCAGAAATACCATGCCAGTATTCCGCAATGACAAAAGTTTTAGTCATTCAATTGGTCTTTACACTGGCAGTAAAAATTTCAATGAGCTCTTTGAAAAATATCAATACTATAAAATAGAACCCGACTATGATGTACTTAACGAAACTGCTGATAAAAAAATTAATTGCTATGCTAAACAACACAGTCAGATTTATGTATCAGCCAACGGTGAAGTTAGTCCTTGTTGTTGGACTGGGTTTTATCCTTTAGTAAGTTTAAATAACCCTAGTAATAATCAATTGAGGAAATTAATTAAAGATAACAATGCATTGATACACGGTCTAGAAATTGCAATTAAATGGTTTGATCAAGTTGAAGCGTCGTGGTCTCAGACTGTGCCTAACGGAAAAATTTATGCGTGTAATTCTACTTGTGGATCATGACAATATTTGACGACAACGAAGGTAAGCGTTTTATCAATGCAGGACAACACTCATTTGCGGCCTATAACGGTGCAACTCATAATTATTATATAATGATCAAAGATTTCAGCTGGTGGATACAGAACGAACGTGATATTTACAAATGGATGGAACGTAATCTACCTCATGGTCGCATGCATCATGAAGGAATGATATTAAGCATACCAACTGAAGAACAAGTTACGGCATTTTTACTAACATGGGGATAAGATTATTATTAGTTAGTTGTTTACTGCTACAAGGGTGTGTGACCATGATAGCAGGTAACATGGGTGCAGGTGCTACTGTAATTGCCGCTGCTGAAACTGCGGATCAGGCTAAGACTGCGGCAGATGTAGTAGCATATGGCACTACTGGAAAGACTTTAACTGATCATGCCCTAGATTCTGTTACAGGTCGAGACTGTAATTTGATAAATGTTTTTAATAAATATCGTAAAGTGTGCCGTGAACGCATGCCTGATCTCAGCACCAAGGAAAAGATCCAAGCATTCCAAAAATCAAAAGGTCTAGAACCTACTGGAACTATTGGACCAAAAACACGTATCGCCGTATGGCGTATCAAATATGAATTAGACTAGTGTATGGTATAGTTATTTAACAACTGGTCTGGATCATCCACTCCAAACACTGAAAATACTTTCAAAAGATCTCTGCTGTATTCTAACGTTGACTCAGGCGGAAAAATTACAGATTTCATTTTACCATCTGCACCTACAATAAAAACATAATCATCTGGATCTAAACCATCCTCTGAGCTCATCTCGTTTGCTGAGATTTGGTCTTGCTGTGTTTTTGGTTCGGATTTTGCCATTATCAAGGTCCTTTAAATAAATTATGTTTTGTTTAATTTTTGCTATTAATTGCTCAATCACTGGATGCTCTTTACCAAACACTCTATAATAACTCTGTAGATCTATGCTGTCTGATTCTTCTACTGGTTGTGTTCTTTGATTTTTATTTAATTTATAGTTAACTAAAAATATTCTTGCAGCAATATTTGCAGAGTAAGCATCTATTTCATCTGGATCACCAAAATATTCTTGCTCATCTTTAACTGCGGGATCTGTGTGATCACTTTTGTAAAGATTTTTATGTGTTTTATATCTTCGTGATCTATACTGATGTTGATGCTGATATTCGTGTACTAAGGTTTCTGTCATTTCTAACACAAGCCTATCTGCTCGATCACCGGTCATAGTCCAAAAATTAGTTTTTTCATGATTAATTATAAAATTAATTATAAATTGTTTTTTCTTGGCTTGATCTAATTCTGGATCATATTCTGCACCAATACTAAAATCAGACTTTTCTAAATTTCCTCTGGCACTCTTGTATAGTTTTACTCTACTAGGATGGTATTTGTTAAGATATCTATTTAATCGTCTAACAAGATTTTTTGGGGTGATATCTTCATTAATTAATGGTTTGATCCAATCAGCTAATCCTATGTATTCATCTACTGGATCTAAGTATACCATGTTAACTTCCTCCCAATAAACGTGCAGCATCTGCTGAACTGTTATTTTCGCTGCTAGATGGTAATCCTTCAAATGGATTATACACTGGTGGCATAATACCGTTGGCTGCCATTAATTTATTATTTTTACCTTCTGCTAATGCTACTTTAATACTGTCGCCAAATACATCATTGGTCATCATATTTGCCAATGGTGCCATTGCGGCAGCACCGGATCCATCTGCGCCTATTTTATGTAGGCTAGTAGCCGCACCCATTAAGGTGCTTAATCCCACTGTGGGAGGAGTATCTATATCTATACCTGCTGTGGCAAATAAACTAGTTGAATTATTAATTTTAGTTTGTAATGCTGCTATAGTTGAACTGTTTATGTCTCCTCCTGCAATAGCATCAATTTCTTCTCCACCACTTACTGCCATGGTAAAATCACTGACCTTGGGTAGACTACCTGTGAGATCCTTTCCTGTAATACTGCCAAAGTCTGCAGAAAATTCTCCCATAAGCCCACCTAAACTACTGTAAGCACCTGTGAAATTAGTGGCACCTGGCTTTTGTATATTAGATAACATGTCCTTGGCCGCCGCAGAATCTTTAAATTTAGCGCCAAGGTCATTGAATTTTGTGCCCATGCCACTCAGATCTGTATTCAAACCTGTAAGTTGCTTAGGATCTACTAGATTTTTCATGTCAGTGAAGGCACCTAAATTTTGTATGCCTGTGCCACCATGTGTGGTACTAGGAGCGATATCTGCACCAATAGCAGCTGCCGCGCCAACTGATCCTAGTTTTCCAGTTAACCAATTAGTATTAAATGTGCCGGGATCAAAAGGTGTTCCTTTAAGTCCGGCTACTCCTGTACCTTCTTGTCCTTCAATTTGATTGGCGCCAAATGCTGTGGATGGTCCTGACGATCCAGTAACAGATAATCCACTAGATCCGCTGGTACTAGGAGCTGTTCCTCCACCGCCTAACAAATTAGATGCGGCATTAGTTTCTAAACTACTATCAGTACCCTGATACGCAGGCAATCCTGCAAAAGGATTTACATTAAACTGTTCTGAAACATCTTTAATAGCTTTGGGATCAGTAATACCTGACATTGCTTTTTTAATTGAATCTTGAAATGCTGGGTTGCCTAAATCATTTATGTCTACACCAGCTTTGGTTAATGCTTCATTAACTCCGGTAGCATTACCTAATTTTGCACTTTTTATTTTTTCAGCAAACCCACCAGCAGTACCAAAAGTTGACATGTTTTTCATATCAAACATACCGCCAGCTTTTTCCATAACTGCACTAGCCTGACTTAGATCACCTATGCTGTTATCTAATCCTCGTGTGGCTAGACTATTCATATCTTTTACGCCACTGCCAAAATTTTCAAAACTTGTAGAACCTAAAAACGTGGTAGTTACATCTATTTCATTGGCGTCGGCGATATGGGCTCTTGCTGCATTAAATTTTTGCATGAATGCCGCTGGTCCGCCTGCCATAAGTTTGGTATTTAATGTAGACAAACTAGATGCGGCAGCGTTGGCTGCGGCTCCTAACCCTGGATTAGTTAGATAAACACCAGCCAAAGTACTAATGCTGTTTGTAACATTAGGATTAACATCTAAGCCATTACCCCACCCACGACTCATACCAGTCATTGCCGTTAATGTGGCTGGCGTTAGTGCAGCTTTTGGCATGCCGATAGCTACATATTGCCCATCGGCAACTGTGGTCATCGACCTCGCGCTGGCTATAATGTCTGACATCTAATTCACCTTATATTATAATACTGCCTTTTGTTACTGGTTGAATACCTGTAGTAGTTGTTATGTAATGATTCTCTATGTCTTTAATCGTGGGTGAGTGAAACATCACATGCTGTTTACTTAAAAAAACACTTTTATCTTTGTTACCTGTAAACAAACTCTGTATTAGTCCAATGCCTTGTTGACTAGGCATAACTGTGGTGGGTTTGCTTACAAAATACCCTTGCTCTGTTTCTTCTTCAACTCTTGCTACTATTTCGTCACCATTGACTAACTTGAAAGATACTACATCCTCTTTTTCATATTTTCTACTAACTAGCATTTAGTTCCTCTACTTTTGAATTTATTTGTGCAGCTGTTAATTGAGCAACATCTCTATAACCATTAGCCCATGCTAGTTCGTCACCAACATAGTATTGTGGTAAAGGATGTTTGTTTCTACTTCTACCTTTTGATTCTAAAAACGTATTAGCTGATGCATTTTGTTCTACATTTACTTCTTCAAATGCTACACCTAACGCAATAAGGTGCGCTCGTGCTGCATGTGATCTTACAGTTTTATCTGTATATAGTTTTAAAGTTGCCATATTATACTCCTAATTTTTCTTTAAACTGTTGTTCAGTTAATTTAATTAATCCTTGATACCCACCTTCTACAAATAACTGATCATCTTTGTAGATTTGTGGTACTGCCTTATGCCCCTGAGCTATTAACCATTCCCTAGATTCAGAGTCTTCTTCAATATTTACTGTTTTGAACTCAATATTTTTTGTTGTCAGTAAATGTTTGGCTTTAACGCAAAACGGACAATTTGATTTACTATACACTATTAACATACCATATATTCCTTAAATTGCTGGTAATTCATCGTAATCTACGTTTTCACTCATTACGCCAATTACATAATTTGTTGATTCATTTTCCTGTAAGGCTGTTTGTTTCTTGCTGGTGTCGCTGTGCTTGTTAAACCAAGGTATAGGTGTGGTCTTAGGTGCAGGGTTACTGTACTTGATACCAATTTCTTTAAGTGCTCCTACCGCTGTGTAGTCTACAAACTCTTTTAAGATAGCAGCATTAAGCCCAATCACCGGACCTAGCTTGAACAAATAGTCTGCCCAGGCTTTTTCTTCATTGATAACATCAAGATACATTTGATAAACTTCAGCTTCACATTCTGCTTTGATATCTGCAAAGCGTGTATCTTCTTTAACCACTTGATTGATCAAGAAAGCCGTCCACTCTTTGTGTAGCAACTCGTCTTGTAAGATCAGGCTGATAATATTACCATTACCAATAAAGATCTTGTTCTCAACCATGGCTAAACTTGTGGCAAAACTTACCATAAAGCGGAATGCTTCTAGACCGTAACTTGCGTGTAGAGCAAGCCATATGGCTTTGATATGATCTTTCTCATCTATCTTATTGCCCATTTCTTTACGGCAGTTAATTATGTGTAACTTATCATAATAGTTGCCAATGTTACTAGCCATGCCTACGATTTCTTCAGTGTCATGGATGGTATTGAATACATCCTTAGGCACGTTATAGATATTACGTATAATATGGCTGTAGCTCTTACTGTGGATATTAGTTTCAAAGAAACTCCAATTACTGATAAGTGCTTCTAGCTCTGGCAGACTCACTACCGGACCAAATACTTGATTAGGAGCACGGCCTTGTAGACTATCTAAAGCTGTCTGACGCAGTAAATTACTAGTAAAGATATGTTTAACAGCATCGCTGGCATTTTTAAAATCCTGACTGTCTTTAATCAAACTGACTTCTTCTGGTTGCCAAAAGAAGCCACGTGCTGTTGCTTCAAAGTTAGCAATCTTGTTATATTTTACTTCTTCAAAACGTTGGATAGTTACAGGTCCGGCAGGGTCTAGAAACATCTTGCGTTGTAGATAGTTTGTTTTAGTACTTAAATTATATTGTTGTTTACTCATAGTTTACATGCCTCGCAATCTTCGTCTGTTTCATCTGGTTGTGCAGCCAATGTTGGTGCAATTTCCGCATCTGCTTTTGCACCTTGTTTATTGATCAAGCTATAATAGAATGTCTTAATACCCCAGGCATGTGCCTGCATTAAGTTCTTAGCAATCAATGTAGTTGGTACTTTACGATCTGCCCAGTGTGCCGGATTGTAGAATGTGTTAGTACTAATTGATTGATCAACGTAGGCTGCAATAACAGCCGCAGTTTTTAAGTAGCCATCACAGTCTTTCTGTTCCCACATAAGTTGATAACGATTTTTAAGTTTGTTATACTCTGGAACTACCTGTATAAAGCTACCTGCCTTACTTTCTTTAACTGAGATTAAACTCATTGGCATTTCAATACCGTTAGTTGAGTTAATAACAACACTAGAGCTTTCAACTGGTGCTACTGCCATTAGTGTAGCATTACGTACACCATATGATCTCATGTCGCTACGTAGTTGTTCCCAATCTAGTTCACGTGATGGGGTAAAGTCTGCAAGTTCATTAACAGCTTTGGCACGACCTTCCCAAGGAAAGTAACCTTTACCATACCGAGTGTGTTCGCTGTGTAAGCAAGCACCGCGTTCTTTAGCCAATTCAACTGTGGCTTCTGTTAGATAAAATGCTTGATGTTCCATCCAGCTTTTAACTTCTTGCAGTGCATCTGCTTCACCATAGCGTAAGTTTTTCTTAGCATGCCAATAAGCAAGATTAGTAATACCAATACCCAAAGGTTGTATTTCATCGTTACTTAGTTTACTTTGTATGCTTAGGAAATCTTGATAGTCTAAGATGTTACATAAGCTACGTTGTAAGATACGACAAGCACGTTTCATGTCTTCTGGATTGCGGAAAGCACCCCAATTTATACTACCGAGTGTACACAGGGCAATGCGACCATTGGCGTCATCTAAGCGTTTGAAACTCTTAGTGGGTAGTAAAATCTCGCAACACAGATTGCTTTGATAGATTGTGTGATATTCTGGGTCAAATGGACCTTGGTTCATAACGTTGTCAATAAACACAAGATAGATACGACCAGTATCTGTACGTTCTTTTAGTATGCCGCTTTTAAATACTTCTTCAGCTGACATTACTTTCTTACGTAGACCTTTTTGCTTTTCGTACTTGACATACAGTTCTTCGAAGCGTTCTGTATTTTTATAAAATGCTTCATACAGGTCAGGTACTTCGTTAGGATCAAAGAACGTAATGTTTTCTTTGTTCTTAAATCTGCGCCAGAACATAGCGTTCAGCACAACACCGTAGTCCATATGGCGTACACGTGTTTCATCTGTACCTTGGTTATTCTTAAGTACAATTAGGTCATCGAACTGATGATGCCAAATTGGGTAAAACACTGTTGCGCTTGCGTTACGGATACCGCCCTGGCTACATGATCTTAGATCACCAAACCATTTTTTAAGGAAGGGGATCATGCCTGTGTGCATGATTTCCCCGCCTCGTATAGGACTCCCCAATGGGCGCAAACGACCTATCTCTAGGCCAATGCCAGCACGCTTGCTCGCGTACTTGGCCATCATTTCTCCGCTAGCAAATATACTATCCAAGTCGTCATCACTGCGAATAAGCACGCAAGAACTGAATTGTTTTGTTGGCGTGCCAAGTCCAGCAAGCACAGGAGTGGCAAGAGTAAACAGACCATCACTAGACGCATTGTAATATTCCTTGATATATTTTAAACGCTGGCCGTGTAATTCGTTGTGGAATACTGTGGCTGCCGCTACCATATAACGTATTTGTGGCGTTTCATAAATTTCTTTAGTAGCACGATTTCGTACTAGATACTTTTCAATTAGTTGTTCAATGGCTGCATAGCTATATTCTTCATCTTTAGCGTGATCAAGAAGTTCATTCATCTTGTCCCACTCTTCTTCAGTGTACCATTGTAGAAGTTCCGGAGTATAGAGGCCAACTCCGATGTTCTTCTTAACAATTTCCAATAGGTGTGGAACTTGATAGTCACCGTAGACATCTTTACGTAGCATACTTAAGCGTTGTTTGCCTGCTACGTATTGATAGTTTACATGCCCAACGTCCGGGTCGTGTTCAATGTCAATTAGGTCTACAATGGCACGTAGGGTTAATTCGTCAATTTCTCTGGTGCTAATTCCATCGTAGAAGTGCGGTTGTGCTTTGATCTCAATCATACTCTGACTTACATCAGCTATACCTGCACAAACTTTACTTACTTGGGCTTGCCATTTACTAACGTCTAATGGAACGATGGCTCCGCTACGTTTTTTAACTTGAATATTGCTCACTTGATCGCCTCTTATTTTAATACTTGTCTAATTGCAAATCTTTACTCGAATATTGATACAACAAATCTAACTTACGTTCTTCAATCTGTTTTGTATTTACTATCTCAAAGGGGTAGTAATTAAGAATATATTTTCCGCTGTCAATCCACACTAAATTGTGTCTACTCTTCTCTTTGTAGTCATAATACATGCGAAACTCTATAGGAGTTGCTTTATGACTAGTGAAGTATATAGTATACATTATTCCTAATGCTTTAGCAACGTCACAATAGTAGTTTTCGGCTAATAAAGTCCAAGGATCTGGCCAATTAGTTGGGTTATTTGGGTCTAGGTAATAGGTAACAAATGGAGCACTGCTCCACATGGTATTTAATTCGTCAATAGCTTTAGGTAGTGATAAGTCACTTAGCGTGTGGCGAAAATCCTTCCACTGCGCTAATCTATCGTTAACTCGCAGATTCCAAAAGTTTGTCCACATATTAAACTACTGTTCTAAGATCTGTATAAGTGTATGTAAGGTTGGCACTGTTACCTGTGCTGGTTGTTGTATAACCTAATACTGCTGTATTAGTTATAGTATTCCCAGTAAAGTATAGGGTAACGCCAGTAGTTGATGTTTCAGAATAATTATCCTCAAACGCCACAGTGGTTCCAACATAGTTTGTAACACTAATAGTGCCCACTCGAGCCGAGGTGCTTCTTGCAATTTGATAGTTGATAACTTGGCTTGTTAGAGAATCTATACTAACATTACCAATATTGACAATACTAGATTGGTTGTCTGTTAAGGTTACTGTAACTGGAGTTAGATTACCTGTAGCTGCAATTAGGTTAGCTACTTCGGAATTTAAAATAGCAATATTAGCATTAATAGCATCTAAACTGACACCAATTGCTCCAGCACTGTATTCAGTTAAGACTTCAGTGACACCAGTGATTGGTGCACCTTCTGCTAATGTGCCTTTACCAATGAATAGTCGTTGACTGTCCACACACCAACCAAACTCACCAGTGTCTAATGCTGGTAGGTCTGTGGTAAGACCACTACGTACTTGTATTTTGCTAACGGTAATAACAGCCATATTCCTAACCTTCTCTTATTCTTATATTTATGCTAGTCGGTAATACTGCTCAACTCTTGCTAACCAACGTTCAGTCCATAGATCCCAATCGCCGCCTTCAACAGTCCAGGTTTGAAATTGTACTTCTTCGCCCGGCTTAGGAGCCACTGCCATTAAGATAACGCCTTGTTGTATGTCAGTTCCGTGTGTTTCGTTGTGTGCTAGTCCATAGGCACATAACTGGAGGAAATAGTCTTCAATCCACTCTGTTTTCTTAGGTTTATTAGTCTGTTTGTAGTCAATAATAGCTGGCTTTGACTTGTAAACTCCGCAGGCGTCAGTAGTACCAGCATAAAGTCCTTCTACGTATAAAGGCACTTCTATGCCCCACATTTCATTAACATGAACTAGCCCATTGTCTACAATACTCTGCGCCATGCGATAGCTTTGTTGACTAAAAGGATTAGTTCCAGGCTCGCCCATGTTACGGTCATTTTTAACATAATCTTCTAACCACTTGTGCATACGTGTTCCACGATTAGCGGCTTCTGTGGTTATTTCTTGTGCTTTGGCTTCACCAATTGACTTGCGCCAGTTAGCCAATGCTTCTATTTTTTCTTTGGGTTTGGTTTTATCTAAGATTGTAGTAACACTAGGAACTTTGTTACCACTAGGAGTAGCGTATAAACGCTTGCCTTCTACGCTTTCGCGTAAGATAGGAGTATAGTTGTATTTTTGTATAAGCATATTATTAGTATATATGCTTTATCTATTATTGTCAAACAGTAAATGATTCGCCACAACCGCATTCACCTGTGGCATTGGGATTAATAAATTCAAATCCCTCATTAAGACCTTTCTTTAACCAATCAACAGTCAACCCGTCTAGATAAACTAAACTTTTACTATCAACAAAGATCTTGGCGCTGTGGGCTTCAAACTCTATATCGTCAGTATTAGGACTATCAACAAATTCTAAGACATAGCTCATACCAGAACATCCACTGGTTTTAACACCAATCTTAATACCTACGCCCTTGCCTCTTGCTGCAAGACTTTTGGTAATCTTTTCTGCGGCTAACTTTGTTAAGTTTATCATTGCTTTGATCGATAGTCTGCTATAGCTGATTTAATAGCATCTTCTGCTAGTACCGAACAGTGTATCTTGACAGGCGGCAACGCAAGTTCTTCAGCAATCTCAGAGTTCTTAATCTCTTGAGCTTGGTCGAGCGTACGACCCTTAAGCCATTCAGTGACAAGACTCGAGCTCGCAATTGCGCTTCCGCAACCATAAGTCTTAAATTTAGCATCGGTAATAACTCCATCTTCAACTTCAATTTGCAATTTCATCACGTCGCCGCAAGCAGGAGCACCGACCATACCAGTACCTACATTAGGGTTGTTCTTATCTAACGTGCCAACGTTGCGTGGGTTTTCGTAGTGGTCGAGTACTTTGTCTGAATATGCCATTTTAATTCTCCAATAGTATAGTAAAATACTACAGTATTTATAGCGTTATGTCAAGTGTTTTAGAATAAGTCAGCGTCTCGTTTTTTAGCTGCACGAGTAGCCATATCGCTAACGGTGTCAACTGGATTTTGAGTAGGATCGCCTTCTTCAGGTGGAATAGTAGTAGTTTCTTCACTGCCCAATTCACTATCAGGGCGAAGTTCTACTGTGTCTTTATTGTATGATTTAATTAGGTTTTTAACAGCTGGATTGTTTTCACTAGCGGCTACAAGTGCATCGTAGTCAAAAGTCTTGTCAGTGTTTAGGACCATATTGATAAGACTTTGTGTGCTAATTTTTGCAGGTTTATCTTGATCTTTGTAGCGTTGGCGAATTAACTCCAGAGCAGTTGTTAAGTTAGCTTCTGGAGTATTTACAGGACTATGTAGTAATTCGTTAATCTTCACAATTAACGTAGTTCGCGACCGAGTTCTTCGCCGCCGGCCGCAGCATCAGTAGCAGCAAAGCCGTCTGACTCTTCTGCGTCTAAGTCACTAGGAGGAAGTTCAGTACCTAAGTCACCACCCATATCAGGGGCACCGCCCATGTCCATTGGTTGTGGGGCATCACCAGTTAAGATACCAACGCCACTGTCAACACCTTCACGTGCAGATTGTAGGTTTTGCATTAGTTGATCTAATGTAGCACCAACTGCATTTTTAAATGCATCAGCTTGCTCACTACCAATTTGATCACGGATACTGTCAAGCAATTGTGGAAGTTGTTCATTTTGCATTTTACCAACTTTTTCAATGGTGTCTTGAATGCTGTCAACCATATCTTTAGCAGCTAATAACACCTCTGCATTACCAACTTCGCCTTCATTAATTTGACGACGGTTTTGGTCTAACCAAGCTGAAAGACCCTCACGTACAGTTAGTAATTCCATATAACGTGGATTACGTTCTGCTGTGTGTATGCTTGCTGAATGACGAATTTTGTTTAAATTAGCGTCAATAGTTTCACTTAAACGTTCTGCTTTTTCAACAGTTAATTTGTCAAAGTTAATAGAAAAACCAAAGCGGCTTTCCATTAGTTTGTTAATCTTTTTAGGCGATGTTTGTGCCATTTCTGATAGTTTCATGGGTGTTATGTCCTAATTACAGTTTTATATATTTAGCCAGATCTAAATTTTTCTTGATTTCTTTCTTGGCCTGGGCTATGCGATCCATAGTTTCTTGGTAGCGAGTGCTGTAAAACTCCTCACCCCAAATATCACCATTCTTTTGTGCTTGTTTATAGCGAATACGGTACAATGTGGCGTCAAATTCTAAGCGATTTAGCTGACTATCTGCCTCTTTTATATTATGTGCTAGTTTGTATTGCTGCTTATGTAGAGCTATGCAATAGAATATAGCGTCTTTGCGATTAAAAAAATCAAACAGTTGCGAGTTACCTTCTACGACACGCCAACACTGTTCATCTATCTTTAATACACGATAACGGCCTACTAAGACATCCGTGCCAATTTGATAACATACTGGCATCTCGCTAGATGCAGTTGTAATCTTTTCTAGTTCTTGCTGGGTAAAGCGTTTGATTTTTTCTACGTCAAACGATTCGTTAGCGGATGCGTTTTTTGTAGTAGATTTTGCCATCGTGATTTGTGCGTAGTAGAACATCTTTAACTGTTAATTGATTAGCCAGCACCTGCTCACGTTCTGTTAAGTGACCTTTGGCAATAGGAGTATCACCAACGAATCGGTCAAGCACTTCTGCTTCTTCGTTAGTAATTGGTAGTTGTATGTTGTTGATGAGTTCTACTATCTTCATATCAAGTATTTATTACTTGAAAAGACCGTGGCCAATATAACCAAGTAGAGCTGATAGGAGCACGCCTAGAATAGTAATAGTCCAACCCATAACGGTTTTACTACGATCTTCCATACGGCCTTCGAGACTGTCTCTGATACTTACTAGATAGAGTTCTAGTTTGTCCATACGTTCGTCTAAATTTTGTAGTTTAGTTTCCAAGTTAGAGTACCTCACGGCACAGATTTCAACGTGGGCTTCTAGACTCTTTTTCTCAATGTCTGATGGTGATGACATTACTTCGCTCCTCAATGGCGATGCCTTGATAATGTGCCCTAATCGGTTGCCTGTTATGTGCCTTAATAAATGATGTTTAGCATCAACTAGTATTTATGGTTTATACTAGAGTTTTAAAGTATATGTTATTCCATGGGCCTTTGGGGTAAAACAATGCAAGTTCTGGTTTGGCTGTTTCACTTAAGCCTAGGATGATGGGAGTAATTTTAAAGTCGTACTTGGCTAGACCAAACTTGTCTGCGCCTGCTTGATAGATGTCTGCATAGTCTACTGCAAATTTAAAAGTCCAAATGCGGTGATATCCATTGTAGTTAATACCAAAGTTATATCCCTTTTGTACATGGTCTGAAAAGTTATCAGTTTCTAATATAGTAGGTTGTGTACGCAGACCTATGAGTTGTTGTACGGTTTCCCAATTGCGTTGTTGGTTTCGTTCAAACTCTTTATTAGTCGTGTGATTGGTTACTCCTGTTGGAGTGATGTCAATTAACGTAAAACCTTGATATAGATATTGATTGGCCACTAGGTATTTATAGCCAATAAAAAAGCCCTTATAAAAAGGGCTTTTTCTATTCAGTAACTAATTGTTTAGATTAGTATGTGAAAGCTGCTACTGTTGCACTTGCTACACCTGAACCGTTAACTGCTGTGTTGCAGTATGCTTGTAAAGATGTCATACCAGTTGCTGGGCTTGGAGCTGCACCAGAAATTGCTACGTGGAATAGGTTACCTGATAGTGGTGTACCTAATAGTTCGATAGAACCAATTTGCTCAATTGCTAAAACTAGTTTTTCATAGTCTGAACCAACTGCTAAGTAGTTAGTTTTTACTGCACCTGCATCACCTGCAGCAGCAAACATACCTGCTGAAGTAACTGTGTAGTGCGTAAGGGTACGACCTGTGATTTGTGCATTACCTGCTGAACTACCATCTGCTGGGCGTGCGCCACCGTTTACACGGCCTAATGTTGTTGCTGAAGCTACCATAATATTTCTCCTTAAATTTTTACGCTTTCGCGCATACTTTTATTTATGCTTTTGATAAAAAATTAGTTCTAGAGAACGTCAAACGATCTACTAGTTTAACAGCCCCACCGTCGTGACCTATAGCTACAAATCCTTCTGGGGCGGTTACTTTGTATCCGTCATTGGTCTTTTGGAACGTTCCAATACCTTCCACTCGCGCTAATTTGTCTAATAGCATGTGTTTTAATTCAATGATTCGCTTGTATGTTGCCAAAATACCTACTAGATTATTGCTGTTATCAGCGATCCATTGTTCTTTAGCCTTGATCTTGGCTAGACGATTTTGTGCTACACGGCTAGTAGGATCATCTACGCCTTTCATCATTTCATCATTATAATGTGCGATAAACTGTTTTAAAAATACAGTGGGTTCTACGGCCTGACTGCCCCCACGTATCTGTTTATTAATAAAGGGTTTGATCATGCGATTAAATTCACGATCTTGTAAGACTATATCGAAACGTTGTTGTCCAATCTTCTGCATGGTCTTGGCAGTTGCGGCTAGATATTTTTCTATCTTGGCATTTTCACTAGGAGTCAGGCTAGCAACGCCTGTGTAGTCTTTGT